CGTGACCATATACTTTAGAATAATTATTCATCAAAATGCCGCTACAATTCTAGCGTCTTGTATTTTTGGTATATAGCAAGGATTTGCAGATTTCATTACAATTTTAACAGCAAATGAAGCAAATTCATTTAAATTAGAAACACTATATTTGTGCTCTTTATAAGATGATTGAGATTCAAATAATCCAGAAATTGCGGCTTCATTACTTGGCACAACTTCTATATCTGATAAACCAGTTTCATTGAATGCTATCCATTCAATATCATCAAAAATACTTTGTGAATTAACAGACTTAACTTTATAATAAACCTCAACATCACTAGACTCTGCCATGTTAGCAGTTAATCTAACTTCAATTGTAGTTGCTGGATTTGCCAACGTAATTTCTTTTGTCACGTATTTTGCTAATGATGTGCTATTTTTTGAACTTATATCTGATGTATACACAACGCCATCAGTATAATCAACTGCAGAAACTTCAACAAATCCAGGGACAGATTCATTTGTATCTGTAGAATTCTGTGGAGAAATATTTTGATGCCATAAATTATCACCAATTCTTATAATATCAGAAAGTTGATTTGCTCCACTACTAGAAGAATTTCTGCCAAAAGTAGAACCTTCTGCTGGAGAATAATAATCTTCATTTATTGGTGCTTTTTCTTCTAAAACAACTAATTGCTCAGTTTTTTCATCCCAAGATATAATTTTTCCATATATTTTATTTGCAAATCTATCAGTCAAATTCTCAAGATATACTTCAGTTGTAGTGTCTGGAGTAAAGTTTTGTGAAACTCTAGATACTCCTGATTGTGAAACAATTACACTAGTGAAGGATGACTGGACACCAAATTCTAATAATTCTCCTGCTAAAAATAGACTGCTATTTTTAATTTTTACATAAACTAAAGATCCAACTACTTTAATAATTTCTCCTCTACACTTAGAAGTTTTTCCAACTATACTTTGATTTACAGTTGGAAGTATCGCATCTCCACTAGAATTTGTTGGTAAGTTAGAAACATTAAATTTATAAATTGGGTAGAATGAAAGTAATTTATATCTTCTACCAAATCTAGTTTCATTTCCTTTTGGTTTATCAATTTGCGTAGAAATAACTTTTACTGAGGAAGATCTTAAATCAATTACAGGTGATAAATTATTTACAGAAGTGCTAAATGTAAATTTATAAATTAAAGAATTATCAATGTTATTTTTTATTTCATTGAATTTAGAAGCAATGACTTTTTGATTAGTAAAAAAGTGCTCTTCGTTTAAAAATGTAGTTTCAAAATCAGAAGATTGATTATAAGAAGTATATAAATTAGTTGATGAATCGCATGGAATTATATCAGTGGTTTTTACTTCTGCATTAAATGGTGTTTGACTAAAAGAAAGATACCCAATTTGGGGATATAATTTTTCATATTTTCTATTATATGATGCCAAAACATTTTTTCCACCACCAAAAGTAGAAGAACCAGATCCTAATGTAGATGTTATATCATAATAATTTAAACCACTATTTGAAACTTCAAATAAATTGGTAGTAATATAACTTCCTTCAATTCCACCAACATCTTCAACCTGTTTAAATGTAACAAATGATTTTCCAGAATCTTCAAAACCATTATCTTTGTGAGATACGCGCACAATTCTGTTATTATTTTTAAATAGTAAAGAAGTTGCACTATCATTAGAAGATGAATCTGTTTGTAATGGATTGAAATCTAGTAATTCGTACCCCAAATCTTCATTTGTTAATCGGATAGTTGCTGGAGTATTCGTAACAAAATTTGCTCTATACATGACAAACTTAATATCTTGATTCAAATCTTCTGTCCAAGTATCAACATTCTGTGATCTATAAACAGATCCAAGTAATGGTTGCTGAGTGATTACTTGCGATGTAGCGATGTCAGTTTCGCCAAGGCGGGATGACCAAATTCTATAATCAATAGAATCTGTTTCTATACTTAATGAATAATCAGTATTATTTTGTAAATAAACTGGGTGTTCGAATGTAAATCTGGTTGGAGAAATTGAATCAATAGTTTGACCATCTTGTGGATCTACAGATACACCCATTCTTACTGCTGGTGTATCAATTTCTAAAATTGGTTCTATTACTGCTTCTCTACTAATAGATCCATTTGGACGTAAAATAATAGAAGGAGCATCAGTATATCCAGATCCTTGTAATAAAATATTAGTGTCGAATACTTCTCCATTTGAAATATAAACGTCAGCAGTGGCATTACTTCCACCTGGAAGTTGAGGACTTTGAATGATTAAGTTTGCTGAATCATAACCCTCGCCATAATCAGTAATTTTTAATCCAACAATTCTTCCAGAATCTTTTGCTATTGTGACACTCAACTGAGTATTATTCAATGCATTAAATTTAGTTAAAGAAGGGATTGAAAGATTTTCATTTGGAGAAAATTCTGCTCCAGATGTGCTAATGTAATTAGAAAGTACTAAAGTATATACTTGATCGTCATTTAAAGTTACTGTATTTTGTAGAGAAGGTAAAAGTTTGTTACTGTTTTGATCTATTACTTCTTTGATAATACCTTTAACACCAGAAGTAAACCCAGAAATTGTTTCTCCAATAGTCAATATTACAGTGCCGCTCGCATAAATTTTTAAATAAGTATCTGAAGATTTAACAACCTCTGTTCCAGGAATAATATAGTTGCCTGGTTTTCCAGAATTAGTATCTGTTAAGTAAATTCTGATTGGTAAAGTTTCACTTTTTTGAGCGAAGAATAAATCTACTCCAGTAACAAAACAACCTCCCTCCATTTTTTCCACGCGGAATGTTTGTGATAATGGACTTGGTTTTGCTTGTGTACTAGCATTATCAATAAATTGTATTCCTTCTGATGCTTTTAAGAAAGATGGTATTGTTGAAATAATTGAAGCTGGTTGATTTGGAAATGTTCCAGTGCAAAAATATTTACATTCTGCAAAACTTTCTACAGAACTATCATTCTTATCCTCTTCATTTGTTGTGAATCTAATGGTTTTAATGCCAGTGGTAAATGATAATTCTTCCGAATCTTCAGATGTCTCATATGCTATGCTATTTAAATCTCCAGTCCAAGAAGAATTTTGTAATGGTGCTTTTCCAGCAGGGAAAATTAATAATCCGCTTGCATCTCCATTAGAATCAGTTACTATAGCAGAACCATCTTCTCTCGATCCAAATGTTCCTAATGAATTACCAGCAATACCAGTAAATTTTGTATCTTGACATACCCATCTAGCTACATTTTTCTTATCTATAAAAGCATAAAACTTTGTGTTTGGTTTTAATCTTCTCAAATTAAATTTAATAACTCTAGATCTAGCAAATAATTGTATGGAAGATGCAACAACAGAATTGCCATTATTAACAGTATTAATTCCTTTACCAATTTCATTATTCTGAGGACTAATATTAGAGCTAGTAAAAGTAGTTGCGGATACAACAGTAGATTGACTATTGGAAACAATATCATTTAAAGAGGATATATTATAAAATGCCCTATTGGTGCCAACCCAATTAGTAATGTAAAAATTATTTAAACTAGCATAACCATCTCTAGCATCTGATTTGTTTACAAATACTGAAAATACCTTAGTGTCATTATTTAAAATAGATGGAGATGTTTTGTTATCATACCAATGATCTACAGAAGGAGAAATAGAAAGATCTCCAACATATTGCACAACTACGAATGGATTTGGATTAATTTTTCCATTTAAACTAGTTGCAAATTTATTGCCAACAAATTCTTGATTTATGTATGGTAATGTGAGCACGTCTCCAGTCTTTTGATATCCAGAAACACTTCTTTGTTGTTTAGTTGAATCTATTTCGATTAAAGAGTATGAATTCTCAACTGTGGGAGCTGTTAGAATTGATTGCTGTGTATCAATCGAGCATTTATAATCTAATGATGCTAAATTTCCAACCGCATGATTTTCAAAATTATCTACAACAATACCACACTTAAATCTATCCAAACCGATATCATCTTTAATTTGTGTATTGAAGGTTTGTTGCTCTAAAATACTTAAAGTAGTATAATACTCTAATCTCTCAATTCTTTTTTCTAGTTTGCCAATATCTCTCATCGTATAACGACGATTATCAACTGGAGTTACGCGCACATCTTTAAGATTTGCTGTGTAAGCTGGTATGAACAAATAATATAAAGCAATACAATCATCAGGAGATTCTGGTTTGGATGGATTCAATGATGAATTTCCTTTCTTGACCAAAAATTCTCCTTTTTTGTTTAAGAAAATGCCATCAATTCTATCTAAGTATTGTTTACTATTAAAAGAAATTGTGAAATCTATATTATCATCATGAGCTGGTGTTGCAGACGGAATACCACCAGAACCATTAAATGATATAGTATTATTTGCTTCTAGTAAAGATTTATTCTGGAATCCAGTTATTAATGAATTAACATCAACTTTAGGTCTAAAATCAATTACATCACCCAAATAAATTCTTCCTAGTGATGGAGAATTGAAATATGGAATATCAGAAACTGGAGTGCCAGTTAAAGTATATGAATCAATAGTTGAATAATCACCTTGAGAATGCTCAAAATAATTAAATACTACTACTACTTGACCTGTAGGAGCTTCATACCCAGGTTTTAAAACCAATCTAGAAACATCATACATGGTATCTCTTTGACCATCATCAAATGTAAATCTATCAGTTACGTCATAACCTTCAATTACATTATTTTGGTCATCTAATACTGGTGGATTTGAGACAGATCCTTCAAAAACTTTTATATCTTTCCCATATTCACCAAATGCATCTGAATATGAAATTATTTGAGCTGTTTTTTCATCATAATCATATCCTCTAAATGGTATGACTTTATCCCCAGAAGAAATAACAACAATTCTTTTATTTCTAACTGGTGTTTTGGTTTTTGGAGAAGACTTATCAACTTCTATAGTTGCGGATAGTTTTAAAACTACATTTGAAGAAGATGATGCATCAGATCTAAATATTAAATTATCTAAAGTAATTGAAACTCCACCAGAAGATAAAGCAGAAACTTGATTTGGAGTGATATACATGATATCACCATTTTCCAAACCAGTATCGGAATTTCCTTTATCTAAAACAGTCAGTAGAAAATTACTTTCATTAAATCCTACAAATCTTTGTGTGCCAAATCTTAACTGAGCTGAAAAGGTAATTTGACCGCCAGAAGTAGAAGAAGTGGTAATAAAATCACGACGAATATAATATTTTATCTTAGTATCGTCACTATCCTGAATTAAACTACTTGCTGACTTGAATCCTAAAGGATATAACAAGGAAGAATTTTCTGGATTTGTAATTTTTGTTCTCTTTCTAGATACTATCGCATTATCTACATCTTGCTTCAGAGCAGTATCCAAATAAATTTGACCTCTTACTAGTCCACTTGCGGAAGTAACATATTCAACAAGATGCCTTCTAACTACACCTGTTTTATCAACAAATTGAATAATATCACCAGGAAGTAAATCTATACTAGGATCTCCAGAAAAAGAATTACAAGTCAAATATTTTTTACCAGCAGTTCCAAAAAATGTTGAGTTTGTTACATCTTTACTAGTAGAATACTTATCTACAAATGTTTCTACATCAGCAGTAAATTTATTAGTGTTGCCGTCACCAAACTCTGAATAAAAAGATTTTACATTTTCATTTGTGTATGTTAAGATAGTATTTTTAAATAAAACTGCTTTTACAGTAGATGATGTTGGTGGTGTACCAGGGTCATAATTAACCATCACTTCTGGCACGGAAATATATTCGTCTTTTAAAGCTTTCCTATCTTTTATTTCTATGCGGATTACTTTACCACCAACAATAATTGGCTTTACTGCAGAAACATCAAAATTCTTACCACTTATTTTAATTGGTTTAGTGGATACTGCTGCGGTAGATTGTGAATATCCACTTCCTCTTTTAGTAACAATGAAGTGTGAAATAGTATTTTCTTTAGCAATTCTTAAGGTATTGCCAGATTCATCTACTACTGTTTCTCCTGGAATAAAATTGCCATATATTACTTTCACAAAAATATTACTAAATGATGAATAACTGGAATCTGGAGAACCTTCGATAACGGCATATGCTCCACTTTGTGATCCAGTGATATATACTCCAGATGTAAATCCAGAAGTAATTGGAGAATCTAAAGTGATCCTAGTGAAGAAAATTGGATTAAAATATTCTAATTTGAAAATAGAATTATATTTTTCATTGCCAGCAGAATCTCTTCCTTTTGAAATAATTCTATCAGTTTCTGGATTAAATCCACTTCCTCTTTCTATCAAAGAAAAGTTTTTTGGTTTGCAAATACCAATTACAGGAGTAATTAATTCACTATAATCTACAATTTCTCCATAAGGTAAAATTCTATTTGTTTCGGAAACAGGTACAGTTAAAATAATGGTGCCAGATGCCACTGAACCTGGATTTGATGGCATTTCATATTCAAAATATTTTGCTGTTGGACCAGCAAGCACCGATGCTCCTGTTACGTTGTAAGCTGATGGGATTGCTCCAGAAACAGTAATTACATTGCCAGCAGATAAACCATGATCGGTAACGGTGGTAAGTTTTGCAATATACTTATTAACTCCACCAACTACTCTAACTTCATAATCTAATGATGAAACTTGAATTTGAGTGCCACTAGATTGCCAGTAATAATTTTGTGCTCTAAAATTTCCATTATCAGTTGTGCTTCCTTGTGACCTAGAAAATAATTGTCTTCTTTTTACCTCCGTATTTGCTGAAGATCCAGACAAAGCATCTGGTATAAAATCAGCATCATCATATTCTAAAAATTTTGATTGTAAATCTCTTTTATTTCCTAAAACAGTAATTTCTAGATAAATTTCTCCTCCCAAATCATCTGGTCTAGTTAATTGTGAAAATCCAATAACATCAACATAATCAACAGAAGTTGCAGCCAAATTTTGACCCAAATCGGAAACATACCAAAGTTTAGTGCCTAAGATAGAGCTGTAATCGCTTGCTGGTGATTTTGCTTTTACATAAATAGTTTTTACCGCATAATCATGTATTAAATTTGTTTTTGTTGGAGATTTTAAAGCAGATCCTCTTCTCAACAGAGTTTTTCTTGTGCCATAATCACCATTATATCCCAAATATCCATCATTAAATAATGAAGAAAAATAAATTGTTGGATAGGAAGATAACTGTCCTCCTTCCGAATTTAGGGGGACAGATCCATAAACGTTAGAAATATTAAAATATGGTAGTCCATATGTTTTAATTCTATTGTCTTCTTTTATTAAAACATCACGAGCTTTTTCTATCGGCAAAAATTTAGTTTCTTTATTAACTAATTCATAACCTCTAACATAAGATTTGCCAGCACCCATACCAGCAACAAATCTTGCTTCTGCTTCTTCTTGGGTATAAGCTCTTTCTATTTCTGCAACTTCTGGTCCCACAGTCCCATCTATTTTTGACGGATACAAACCTTGGTTGCCTGGTTTTTGCCAATATTCTCGTAATTCTATAGGATAATTATCTACTACATAATCACCAGATTCGTCATAAGTTCTTCTTGCTAAAGTTTCTTCTAATTCGTTATAAGTTTTTTTACTTACTTTTCTTTGAATTTGACCTAATCTTAAAGTTAATAATTCTATAAAGTTATCACCTGTTTCTTCTTCCAGCTCATATGCTTTTAAATTTAAATTAATTTGTAATCTATGAGCTCCTGGTGCGCTATAATTTGATGATCCTCTAGCATTATCGTAAAGAGTTACATCTTGTTCTGGAGTTATGACTTTTTCTTCTATTTCAAAACCAATTTTCTTTGATGGTTGAGAATAAAACTTGTCAATTACTAACAAACTTTCATCACACTGTACAAAAAATCCATTAACAAAATATATACCAGTTTCTACTTTTACAGCAGATGCATAACCCATTGCTGGACTTGGATCTCTAGTAATAGCTAATGTATCTGGATTTATGTTAATAACTTCTGATGGTAAAGAACTTCCATCTGTTCCAACTGTAAGAATCGGACTATTTTGAATATTTGCTTCTAAATCTTCACCCTGCCTAAATGTTGCTTCACTATCATTACCACCACTAATATAATTAACATAAATTGTATCAGATTCTGTTTCTGATCCATATTCAGATGCAACTACAATTGCTTGTACACCAGAAGTTAATCCAGTTAAAGTAACACCAACTAAATCTTTAATATCATATTTGTTAAATACAATTTCCCCACCAACATTTTCGGCTACTTCTGATACAGAAGCAAGTTTTACATAATTTAATCTATTATTAAAAGAAACTTCTCCAGGAATTACCTGTTGTCCTTGTTTAAATTGATATTTACCAAATTGCTCAATTTGATTTTGAAGGATCGATTGTAAAGTAGTTAATTCTCTAGATTGAATAGAGTATCCTGGTCTAAAAAGTACTTTATAAAAATTTTTAGACGCATCAAAGTCGTCATTATACTCTTTGGTATTTAAATTAATTTGTTGTGGCATCTCTATTCAATGTAACGTTTTTATTATGAAAGAAATGAAATATCAAAATTCAATTACTAATTTAATATCTTCAATTTGGTCTGGTGCTCTTGTAATTAGTCTTCTATTTTCGACATAAACAATGTCACCAGTATATTTTGCAAGTTCTGGTTTAGCTAGACCATTTGTAAATGATAAACCTAATAATGGAAGAACAGAACCACCAGTAGAATATGCTGTTTCTACAGCACCAGTAATTAATGATGTTTGACCTTCTACAATTTTAGAAGCATTTGAAATAAACGCTCTTACTACTCCATTATCTGTATGTAAATCTGGACTTTGGAAATACTTCAATACACCAGAAGTTGGTGTTTGTCCAGCTGGCACTTCATCCCATACCCAAGAAACGACTGTGCCTTTTGCAAATTGACCAGTTGCGATTTCTTGCTCAATAATTTCATCTGGTTGAAATGCACCACTAACTGTATTTAACTTAAGAGCATAAATTCCGCTCAATGTATCTTGAGTTGCATAGTTTGTAGAAGGAGCGGGGAGTTTTGGATTTTTGATAATACCAATTCTTCTAAAATCATTATCTACAGGAAAATCTCCAGATCCTTCTGAATATGTTAACCGAATATTTGCCATTATTCTTTTTGCCAATAATTCAGAAATTACATCTGATCCATGTCCATTCATGGGAGACACAATTGCTTCTACGTGTCCACTTGCACTTGCAGAAACCGTGAATGGTGTTGTTAAATCAGCATTTTCAAATAAGTAACCATTCTTTAAAAGAATGTTTGCATATGTATATCCACTACCAGAAACATTAATTCTTTGACCAGAGCTATTAACTAAATATGCAGTTGTAATATTGCCTGTTTGATTTGTTTCAATTCTAACTCTACCACCAGTGCCATCTCCCAAAATAGCAGCGTAAATTACTTCACTTGCTGGTAAATTAGATCCAACACCTCTTACTATAACAGCAGAAATACTTCCGCCTTGTGATGCTGCTAAAGTTTTTACGGTTGAATCTTCGACAATTGGCATGAAATCAGTAGATAAAAATCTCAATACATCATTCGTTGGAATAGTATATAGATATTTCCATACATATCCATTTGATACATCAGGATGCTCAGTAAAGATTCCAGTTGCTGAATCATATACTCCTTCTCCTGTTGGACCAGGATTTCTCTTTGGTTCTAGTGATGCATTAATACCAGATGGCGAAGAAGAACTGGTGCCATTATATAAGCACTTAAATACTTCATAATTATTATTGATAACATAATATTTTGCTGCTGAAAGACTTTGCGCGGCAGTTTGTGTTCCTACTCCATCTGGATCAACTTGAGCAAAATTTGCATATGAATAATCTGGTCTCCACATATCAAATTTCGGATTGATAGTTGGATTCCAATTAAATCTTCTTACTACTGCTCTAACTTGCTCAGAATTAATTCTTTTTAGAGCAATCATATCATCATGAATACTCTTATCTTCTTCGTCATTATCTGCTGGTCTTAGAGGAGTTTCATCGGTAGCATATCTATAGATAGCAGCATTTGCTGTTGCGTTTGAAGTATTACCTCTAATTTCCGATCCAACACCAGGAACCGCGGAAATATTTGGGAAAACATTTGATAGAAGTAGACTATTTGGATATACAGCCTCTACAGTTGCTCGGAATGGAGAGTTCGATAAAGTAATACCAGAACCAGTAACATATACTTGTTCACCTACTTGAAAGGTGCCTACCGTAGAATAAATTTCTAGGTATGCATTCCATTTTTGTGGTCTACCCACAAAAAAATAAGATTTTGTTCTTTCGTCAGAAGTTGCTTCGGTGCCTGTGCTACCTTCAGATAAAGACTCTAAAAATTGCTTAGCATTAAAGATTCTGAATTTTTCAGAAATGATGGCTGCCATAGTTTTCCTTTCTTGTTATTTCTGGTAATTCCGAGTTATTTATATTTATACTGTTTACTGTAAACTTCTTAAGTAATCACCTGCATTGTGAGATTTGGCGGTTGTATTATCAACACCTCTAGTTACTCCAGTAAAACGATCCGAAAGTTTACCAGTATATGCAATAACTTCATCTCCGATTAATAATTTTCCTGTAGATGGAAATGCAGAAGTGTTTGGTATATAAACAATAGTGTCGGTTTCCGTCAAAGAACTATCTAGTAATGCTCCATATTCATTAATAGATGACCATGTTAATTGCCATATAGATCCGCTTTGACTTAAAGAAGAGGCATTTCTATCAGAAAAATCTTCTAAAGTTACATTTGGATAATAAGTATCTATCATTTCAATAGTATTCTGCTGACTTACATTTGCCAATCCAAAATCTGTCATAAATTTAATATTTTCATACACTTCAAATCTATTACCTAATTGGGCAAATTCATACTTACTATCATCAACTCCACTTCCATATGTGTCAACAGCGCCAAAATCCGTAATTACAGTAACAGTTTTTGTTAAATCAATGGTTGTAATTATTGGGTCGAACTGGAAATATGATAATCTTTGATAAGAAACATTTGAAATGCTATCAATTAGAGCAGATTCTACATTAATAATAGCAGTCAATTCTTTTTTACTTTCTGTGACTGGAGTTATTAATGGTTTTGGTGTAATAATAATTGTTGGATTTGTTGAATCATAATCTGCTTTGACATCAATAGTGTTTGTGATATCTGGCACTAATTTAGAACCAATATCTAATAACCACTGAGAGTAAATGCCGAATATAGTTTTAATATTTGGAGATAGTGTTAAATCAGTCCTGGAAGAAACTACTTTTTCTTTGGATCTGTAAATATTATATCCCCTAGTTACATAAACTTTTGGTGGGACAGAATATCCACTACCTCCATTTGTCAATACTACATCAATTATTTCTCCGCCTTCCATAATGACAAAACCATCCGCACCTCCACCAGTTACAGGTCCAGTAATATTGCCATAGGTATCTCTAGGTGGTTGAGGAACAAATACTAGTTGTGGAGCTTCTGGATAATTATAAGCACTTGGTTGTATATTAATATTATTTTTTTGTAATATACTAGTATTTGCATTTATTAATGTAATTTCAGTGCCATCTCTCAATTCAACTTTATTTTGTGAATTCAATGTAACTAAAATATCTCTTCCAGTTATTGTTGCTGGTATTATAATTCCAGTAGAAATCCTAAAAGCATAATCTGCATAATTTCTATTATTCCAAGATAAATTAGTTACTTTTCCTCCAGATACAGATGCTAATACACTAAGACCAATTCCTTCGGTCATTCCATTGTATGTTGTTACACCTACTTGACCATAATGATTATTTTCGATTAAATCTTCTCTTCGATGACCAATTTTCTTGAGAATATCTGGTATTAAAGTAATTTTTCTATAATCTTTTTCTCCATCAACTTTAACTAAATCATCTACATCTAAATTATTTGTATATTTTGGTTTTAATTCTGTGCCAAACATCCATCCTGCTTTGGTTTTAAAAACTAACTCATTGTTTTCGTCATCTTTACTGTAATCAGTAATTGAAATTATAGTGGATGGTTGCAATGTAAATTCTGATATTGATTTTTTATACGAACTTAACTTTATTGGTTTTGTGATATCAAATTTAAAATTTTGTTGTCTAAAAATTATTCTTAAAGTCGGATTATTCAGGGAATCAGTACTTGCATATGCATTTAATATTTCTCCAACAGATTCCCACTCACCTAAACTATCTCCTTGATATAATGTATCGTAATCCGATAATTGATCATTACTAATTAAAGCTGATGATAATAAATCAATTCTATTGAAAAATTTATTATTCTCAAAATTATAAAATGTTAATTTTTTCTCTGTTTCTCTACCATACAAATAAAGAATGTTTATAATTTGTCCTGGTCTAGGTGCTTCGGTAAAATAGATACTTGATCCAGTAATAGTATATGCTCTGTTTCTTATTTGTAAAATTCCTTCAATGAAAACTAATACTGTTCTATCGTTGTCTACGGTGACTGTTTGATTTCCTAAAACACTAGTTAAAGTAAATGGACCTTTTCTTTCAGAATTAAATAAATTTCCATCAATATACAATCTTTCATAATTACCTATACTATAAGCAAAAAATCTAGTGTAATTTACAGTATCTAACTTACGAGGAGCATCAACAAAAACTATTTCATTTGGTGTCTTAGTTCTATCAATATAATATGACGAAGTAGCAGGAATTAAGGGAGTCATTTTATTTTCCTGCAAAACTCCATCTAAAGAAACCAAAAGATTTTCTTTTGCATCTAAAATAACACTACTATTATCTTCATACTGTAGCGCAAATCTAGTTTTTACGCCATCAAATTGTTGTTGTATGTTTTTAATTTTTTTAAAATACTGATTATTAAGAGATTCATTTTTAAAACGAATCATTCTACCAACAAATTTCTGTGCTTCTACTTCTTGATTATTTGAAATTCTCAAACCAAGAGGAGCTGTAGCAAAAGTAATTGTGGAACCAGAAACTGTATACGCAACTCCAGGTTCTTGTAAAACTCCATCTATTGTTATAATCAAATTATTTACATTTCCAACATTCATTACACCATAACCAGGAAGTATCATATTGAAAGTTTTTCTTCCTACAATATTTCCAGATTCATCGAAATCTCCATCAAAATTTTGTTGTAGTGTAAAAACGTATGATAATAATTCTGTCGTATCAATACCAGACACTAAAACACTACCTTTTCCTCTACTGACATTAACATCTCTAGTTTGTACGACAGTTTGAGTTATTTGTCTGCGAGTACTTTCTATAGTTACTTTATTTTTTTCTGGATTCCAAAGTTGTATAACACTGATACTAGACGATATATTTTGTCTAGATGGCATTTCAGTTTGAGCTGTAACATCAACTGTTACTTCGCCAAACATTTTAAATCCAGCTGGATGAACTGTTTGTTTAACTAGTTTTTTCCAGATGTTAATTGGTGTCTTAGATTTTACAACATAAGAATAATCTTGGTAAAAATAAGAATCACTAATTCTATCGGTTAGAGAAGAAATATGTCCTTTACTGGTATCATAATAACCAGCATTATCAAAGTATGATTTTATATTTGGTATAAACTTAGAGTAATATACTTTAGTTACTTTAGCAGTTTTGTTTTTTAAATTACCAATAATATTCAATTCAGATTTAAACTCTCCTGTAACATTCTCTACTCTTAAAATATTTTTATTTGCATCAAATCCATCTTTTGCTATTCTTCCTTCAGCAATTAAAAATCCTGCTTCATACTGTTTAATAATTTCTCCATTTAAAAATGTATCTGCAGTGAAATTTGTAATATAAAGAATTTGATAAGATGTTAAAATTGATGATATTGTATTGTCATTATAATAATTTGATCCATTGTATGTTACCTTTAAATTTTTTGGTTTCCCAATATTTTTTCCATCAAAAAATGCTCTGACATTTTGCTCGACAACATAAATCAATGGTTTTTTTGTAAAAGTGTAATCTTGTAGAAGTTTTATAGCAATAATTTCTCCATTGATTCCCTTTACAATATCAAAATTTAAAAATAGAGTTTCTCCATTATCATCTAAAACAATACGGGGATTTACATAATTATTTCCAGGGTTGTCGATTGATATTGATACTATTTTTTTATCTTCTTCGTCAAAATTTAATGTAGCAACACATCTTTTAGTTTGTGTTGGTAAAATACCAAAGACTGTTGGTATTTTTTTATAAGATTTGCCAGAATTAGTAATATTTAATTTATCAATTTGTCCTTCTGCAAAAATTGATGTAGTAGTATAATTATAAATTCCACTACCGTCATATTCTGGTGTTTTTAATAAATCATAAGCAAAAGAATATGGAGATACATAATTAACTATTTTTTTACCTTGCAACGGATCATCAACTAATGACAAATAAGAGTCATCTGATTGAATAATTCCAGATTTATCATAATAATAAAAATTAGCAAAATCTAAAGATTTTTTTGTATTATAGTTATTAGATGGACTTGCATCCCCAAAACCAAATTTTAATGAAATGAAAGAGGAATTTTCATCACCAGATCCTGGAATTACAATGCCTTTAATTGATTCTGTAGTAATAATATTTTTATTTTTGCTTGGAGAAAATTCCAAAAATGATCCAGCTAAAGAAGTGTCACTAGTAATAAATTTGTAGCGATAATATTTTTGTATTTCTATAATTGGATTTGGATACCATGTATTATTAATTGAATTTTTTGCAAACTCAAATTTATATTGAGATTCAGAAACAACAGAATCAACTGAGACTAATTTTGGTGGATTGCCATTATCAAAAAATGTAGTATTGAAAGAAATATCTATTATAGAATCTAGTGTTTGGTCTAAATTGTAAATAACTGTCAATTCTTGTCTTATTGCATCGTATGATTTTACAATGGGACTATTCGATCCACCGCCCAATGGACTTCCAGTAGTAAAAGTATATTTTGCATCTACAAAAGAAACATTGTTTCCATCATAGTGATTTTCTCTAACAGTATTGTTAACTCCTCTGGTAACTGTTAAAGTATTGGTATTGACGTTTACAGAATCTACTTTAATATTTTCTTTATTAATTTTCAAAATATCATTTTGTGATATAGAAGATACATCAGATAAAATTAATTGAGTATTATTTACACCAAATCCAACATGAGAAACTTCGAGATACAAGTAAGATTGACTCAAAGATCCAGACAGTCTTTGTAAATCAGAATTTTTTACAGTAAGAATATCTCCAATTTTGTAACCAGACCCCTTTGTTGTGATTACTACACCATTAGTAGTTACTTTTCCATCAACAACTGTAATAGTTGCTCTAGCATTGCCTTCTGCGCCTTCAGCACCAATAAAAGATTGAGATGGTAAAACAATCAATCCATTTTCATCTCTACATTGAGTTTGATCTGCAAAAATTAATTCGATGTTAGAAAATACTGCTGATCCATCATTTGCGTAATCTTCACCACTATTCAATCTCTTAATAACTCCTATGCCAGTATCATTAATAACAGAGTTTAACGTAGGATTAAATAATTTAACCGTTTGATAAATTCTTTTTCGTACATAATATTTTGTAGTGGTAACGGAATCATTTGGGATGATGTCAATATCAACAATGTCATTTTCTGTTATATTATGTTTCTCATCGGTAGTAACCAACGCAATGTTGTTATTGAGAGAAAATATTTCTACATTTTTACTCAATTCATCCACTTGGAATATTTTACTGCCAATAGTATCATCAATTATTTCACTTCTTAAATAATAATCTGTTGTTGGATAAAAATCACCATCAATAACTTTTACCTTTACAGTGTTTCCAGAAGAAACTTGCTCCAATATAATTCCTCTGCCATTTTGACTAGTAGCAACAACGCCAAAAGAAGTAGAATTAGTTAATGTTACAGGACTTCCATTTTTTGTTTCTGATATTTGAAATGTATTAGTAGTAGCATTTATAATATAATAAATTTTATCTTTTACAATACCATTAGTTGATTGGGGGAATATTATACCTTCTTGATTTTGAAATGGATTATATGCTACTCTAAGAGTATTAGCAGTTATTGATAGAACAACTGCTTCTTTGCCATTGGTTAAACTTATAGAAGCATCTCTGGTGTAAAAAGATGCATTGTCTACAATTAAATTTACAATTCTTAAAGCAGAATTTAATTTAGATGTAGAATTAAACTGTCCACTAACATTTCGTAAAACAAAAACATTAGAAGAAAAAATATCACCAACTATTTCACCAGTAGCATTTGTATTTTCTTGTGTGATAATAGATTTATCGAAAAAATATACTGGATTTTTTGAAGTAATTTTTATTGCTTTAGTTTGTATAGATTCTATAGAATCAATTGTCTTGCCTTTTAATGAAGAAACTTCAGCAACTAGTCCATTACCAAAAGTTTGATTATTATCTACAATTACTGTATTGCCAACAGAAAAATTTTCTGGAGATGACTCAACAACAGATGATGTAACACCACCTTCTGTTGTTGTCTCTACAATTGCTGTTGCATACACACCATTATTTGGTGTTATTGAAGTTTTTAATCTTCTTGATTTTGAAGGTATGTTAGACTGACTTATTTTTTCTGCATAATTTGATTCTACTGGTATACCATAAAATTTTTCGCCAAGAATGTAAGGAAAAACTGGTTGATTTGTAGAACTGATAGTTATAAAATATGCATAAGTGCCATCTGGATAATCAGGTGTTACGCAATATCTACCATTATTTTCATCTAAACTTCCAAACCTATGTTGGTAGCGATAATCTTCAATAAAACTACCGAGAGGATAAGAAGTTTCATCTGGACCACCAATATCTCTACTAGTTTTTAATCTCCAACTAGAAGTCATCCTTTCTACTGAAGAAAGTGGATTTAAGGGATTTGAGTAACCATATGGACCATAAATCGGATTGCCATCATAAGCATAACCAATTATTGGTGAATGATTTGATGAATTTGTGTCGGAAAAAAGAGATCTTAGTGCAGAAGAATTTGCTACATGTGCATAACCATAACCAAAAGATTTTTCGATATTTTCAAACAAATAACCATTTTGAGAATCCAACAGATTTTTTAAATTTTCATATCTATTTCTTTTCCAACGTTTTACATATGCTTTTGCTTCTGCTTCTTTGCCAATTGGAATTACTTCTACGCTAACACTTTCTTGAGTGTAAAATTTTCCTTCATCAATTTTATTAAATCCAATTAATTTGCCATCAGTGGAAATAATAGAAGTATATTTAGCTAATCTACCATTATTAGTGCTATCTTTAATCACAATTAATGGTGGTGTGGAGTAATATTCACCTGGATTAACAATTGTTAATTTTGTTACTTTATCTTTTGTAACAGTAGCAGTTACTACCGCATTCCTGCCAGATGTTATTGTGACTGATGGATTACTTGTGTAATTTTTTCCAGGATTGACAATCTCTATTCTTTCTACAATCTCACCAGAAAGAATTGCTTTTGCTTTTGCTTCTTTATCACCATCAATTAAAACATATGGAGGATTTTTGTATCCTCTTCCTCTTTCCGTTACTTCTATATGAGTTAATCCACCAAAAACAACGTCATTTTCATCGTAATCTTTATAACCATATGCTAAAACACCATTTAGAAAAATACCGATATCTCTGGTCGGTGTTGGATATAACTCAGTATTTCTAAGTGCTTCTTTTCTGATTAATTTTAAGTGTTTTTGATCTTGGGGATTTAAATTTGTAAAAGTTCCTATTGTGTAACTTGGCAATCCAGATGATGCAATATAGTAATATTGTTCGTCTTCATAAATTGCAGCAACATTTACTAATACGTCTGTTAAACCAGAAATAGTGCTAGTAGTAATAGAATCATTAATTTTCCATCTAATATTAGACTGAGACTTATCATAGATTACTGGATTTCTTGTCTCAAAACCAGAATCGCTGATTTGTATCGTATCTCCTTCTGTGGAGTGTGCATATCCATCGGAAATTGATACACCATATAAAATACCATAACACAATACTTTTACCGAATACACAACACCATTTTCTTCGTATTCTGCCGAAAGATTACTGTAATTATATACAGGAGTATTTACTGGATAATCACCATTACCACTACGACTATCAATAACAAATTGATTTACGTTTTTATCTTTATATGTAAAAATCTCATTTCCAATTTTTATTTGCCCTTTCGTTGATTTCCAACCAACAGATGAAAAAACATTGATTCTATTATTTTCTGTAGCAGATGGCAATAATCTTTTTGTTAAAAAAGATTTTTTTGCTATAGAAAACTCACCAACAACTGTTTCTGGAGCTAAAGCAATCTCGTAGATACTTTCGCCATCATAATTACCCAAAAAATTAATATTATCTACAATGGCAAATGCATTTTTTACGCTAGTATCATAAATATCTTCTTCTTGATATAATTTTTGACCAATAATTTTAAATGGATCTCCAGATATTACTTTTACTCGTAAAGCAAGCTTATTAATCCAATTTGAAGTAGAAGCTTTTAACGTAGTATCTTTAGGATAATATATTGAAGGAATATCATTCTGATCTTGAGCAACTATAGAATTAAAAATAAATTGTATAGATTGGTCTGTGCCCTTTGCTCTGTAAAATTGTTTAATATTTTTAATTAATGTTCTTTTATCAACTTCTGCTTTTAATGATTCTTCTGGAAAAGAAGCAAGATATTGTGTTTCGTAATTTTTTACAAATGCATAAAGAAATAGATTGCTAATATTAAAAACTTGAGCACCAGAAAGATGTGTTTCTCCGTTTCCATAATCACCTTCTTTGAAAACAGATGAATTGTATAAATCTCCTAACTTAGTAGTGCCACTAACATTTCTTTTACAATCAACAAAAGAAGTTGCTGTTTTTGATTCGTAAAAAATAACTTCATCATCAATTAAAACATAACCAAAAGATTCTGGAAAGGATTCTGTGTTTTCTACAAATATTTCTGTCGCCACTGCTGAAATATTTGTTGTGCAAACTGTAAATTCTGATAATAATTGTTTTTCGTAAAAATCAATATCAGTATATTTTGTTAAATTTTGAATAATATCAAGAGGTTGTCCTTGCAACTCTAATTGTTCATAATATTTCTGCAAGAACGCAGAAAATTTAGGATATTCAGCAGAAATAAAATCTGGTAACTGTTTATTGACTAACGTAGAAATTCTTTTCTTGATTGCAGCCATTTAACTACTCTTGAAT